CGTGCAGGGCTCCCAGAAAGTGACTGGCGAAGCACCAGAGACGGAATACGTTTTCGCCGCGCGGACCAGCACGGTGTCGGCGCAGGCTGTCGCGGCTTGCGACGTAGCTACCGGGCCACGGGTGGCAAAGACTGCCAGCCCGAGCGCGACGGTGGTGACGACAATGGGGCGAAGGGCAGATTGCGCATAGACGCGAAGCTGTGCGGCCTGCATCGTGACTACCTCCAGACCACGAAGCTACGGGTCTTGGCCTCTCGTCCGTGCGAGAATCGCGCGAAGAACACACCAGCGCGCACCCCGGAAGGCACGGGCCAATCGAGCTTGACCTCGCCGGCGTGCTCCTGTTGGCGCACGTCCCTGAACAGGCGTCGCCCTTGAACATCGAAGATCTCGAACCTGCTCTCGCCCCGAGTGGGCACTGAGCCCAGCAAGCGCAGCCGACCGCCTTCGACCGCAAGGCTGGTGATGGCCAGCGGCGCTGCTTCCGGCACCACAAACGAGACCTCACCGGTCACCAACTCCAATTGTGGTGAGCGCAGGCGCAGTCTGTAGGTGAGCGTCTCGCCGGGCACGACCTCGCGATCCTCGAGCGTGAGGGCCCCCTTGGCATCGCGCGCGAGCTCGCGCAAGGGCATCCAAGCGTCATCCTCACCGTGGCGCTCGACGAAGGCCGTGTAGCGCGCTTCTCCATTCACGCGCCACGAGAGCTTCACGAGGTCAGGCCAGGCCTCGACCCTCTCGAGCTCGGGGAGCACGCCCAAGTCCGCCATGGCCGCACTGAGGACGACACCTTCGCTCCTGCCACCGCTCTCACTCCAAGACGCGAAAACGCCATCATCGAGTGCGAGTAGCCTTGGCCGGCACGACCCGACCCCGGTGCTCGGTATCGTGACGCCCTCCGTGGTCCAACCCGCACTGCTCTCTCCAGAGGCAGCCACTCGCGAGAGCTTCACCCCGACGCCGCCGGATCCTCCATTGTGTCCGACCCACGCGATATACGTTCCGCCAGAGTCATCGAGAGCCAACGCAGGGCTAGAGGCGGTTCCAGCGTCACTCAGTCGACGACCACCAGAGGACCAGCCGGATGCCAACGCCCCATCCAGGCTGACCCGGGTCAGTCGAGCCGACGACGAGTCTTCGTAGTGCTCCTCCCACGCGACGAATGCTCCAGTCGAATCGGCGGCGATCGCAGCGGGAAGCAGTTGCGCAGCGGAGGTCCCGAGCTCGAGCCCGACTTGCGACCAGCCTGCTGCCGGCGAGCCACCGGCATCGAACCGAACAAGGCGCACTGTGGCACCACTGCCGGCCCCAGCGACCCATGTCAGCATGAGACCGCCCGCCCCGTCGGTGCTCGCAAGGGGGTGGGTCACTTCGGCCGATCCGCTTGCGATGGCCCGCCCCTCGGCTGGCCAGCCTGGCACAACCGCGCCATCGGCACTGAAGTGCTTGAGCCAGAATCCTCGGGAACCCGGACGGCCCTGCTGCCAGAGTAACCACGCGCCCCCCGAGCCATCCCCGACCAGAACGGGGTCGGAGGCGGGGGCCTCAGTGCTACTTGTCAGAAGCCCGCCATCGACGTAGCCGCTGACTGGTGTTCCAGACACGTCCAGGCGGCTGAGGTAGATCGAGCTCCTTTGCGGCTCGCGAAAGTCCTTCCAGGCAACCCAGAAGCCTGCGTCGCCAGCCAGCACCAAGACGGGCTGCGACTGGGTGCCGCGAGCCGTGCAGAGCATCCGGCCACCCACTGGCCAGCCCATTGCAGGCTCGCCAGAATCGGTCACGCGTTGGACTCGGAGGTCACAGTCCTCAGCCGCCGACTCGATCCAGACGACGTAGGCGCCGCCGACGCCGTCGCTGATCGGGACGGCATAGGTTGCACGCAGTGCACCCACACAAAGTCGGCTGAGAAGCGATGAATCCTCGATCGCAACACCCGCGGCCGAATATCTCGCGCTCGGCACGCCGAAGTTCTGCCCGGTCCGAACGTCGTGGCATTCAGTCGCGACTACGCGCGATGCCAAGAGCAACCAGATGGGAATCGCAGCAAGGGCCGTGCGGAATGCGCCCAAGCGACGACAACGAATGCGGGTATGGCGGCCGAGGTTCATGCTCTTGCTCCTGAACAATGCAGCGGAGGAGACGACACCTGAGAATCGGCGCTGCTGAACCTGAACGCCAGCCTACTCAGACCGCGGTTCGGACAGCAAGACAAAACCCATCTCGATGCCCTGCATCGCAAGTCGACGGCATCTGGATTTGAGCACGACGGACGATTCTCGGCGTAGCCACCGGTGTCGCTTGCCCGTGGCACCAGCCCACGGCATGTCCCGGTAATTCATGCCACCCCCTCGACACGGCCAACTCGAGCCCACGAGGTGACTTCAGCGGCCACGCGGCGTAGCACGCAGCCTCACTCCCAGGACGGGACTGAGATTCTGAAGTCAAGGCTCAGACTCCCCTCTTGCTCCGTCGGTAGCTTTCCGGGTCGCGAGTGCTGCCGAGCGACGTTACCTGGTGCTCGTTGCCTGCAAGACCGAAGCAAGGCGGGCGGTGATCCCGCGGGCCAAGCCTCGCCCTCGCCCCGTTCATAGCCTCCATCCCTTCACCCAGCTCGGTTTCGGGTGCGCGCTTCGCGCGATTGCCTTGACCGCGGGCGGTTCCGGAAGGCCAAGCGTCGGTACCGCGAACTTGGCCGCCCGCGCCGCAAGCCCCCGCACGAATGCTTGCCCCAAGATGTGCAGCGCCGCCAAAGCGTAGACCTCGAGGTCCAGTGCCTCGTTCCGCTCCCGGAGCTTGATCCACTCGCGCACAGCTCCGCGACCCTTCACATACTTGCGGATTGCCTTCTCCGCCGTCAGCTGTGCCAGATACTCCTCGTCCACCCAATCCGGCAGATGGACATACCCCGGTCCCGCCGAGCCGATCTTGAGCCGGGAGAATACGAGGTCCTTCCCCGTATCGACGCATAGCACGTAGAGCGGCACGTTGTAGCGGTTGTGCCTCGAGGGTCGTTCGACCAGCGGCCGGCCGGCGATGCTGCCGCCCTTGATCGGGAACACGCGCTTCCCGAATCTGGCCCGAGCGTACCGGTAGACGTGTTCGGTGTGCGCGCCACCCGAGTCGACCGCGGTGCATTCGACCCTCATCTTCTGCCCGCTCACATGGTCGAACTTCTGCCCGAGGAACTGATCCAGATCGAACCACACCGCCTCCGTGGCGGGGTCCCCCTGCAGCTGTGTGAACGCGATGAGCCAGGACTCCTCGCCCGCCCCGTAGCCCTTCACCACCGCCTCGAGGCGATCGCCCTGCACGTCGACAGCCGCGACCAGGACTCCGACGCCGCTCGGCACCTCGGCCGGGTAGCGCTCGAGGCGGGCCTGCAGCGAACCCGCCCCGACGGAATCCCCGCGCTCCTCCCAGGTCTCGCCGAGCACCGTGTTGACCCAGGTCTTCAACCGGAACGGGTCCTCCTTGGCCTCAACGAACTCCGTGGCGCACCGAGCCCAGGACTTCCATCCAAGCGGCGAGTAGAGCGCGGACAGATGGAATCCCACCGTGCGTCCGTCGCTGCTCGCCGTGGGCCGCCACTCGCCTCGCGCGAGCATCTCGGTCTTGTAGCGCTCCTCCACCCTCTCGTTGCAGCCGCCGCAAACCATGTGCGCGGTCTCGGGCATCCCCTCGTCCCACTCGATCCGATGATGCTCGGGCCCACGCCACAGCAGGTAGTCCATGTGTCCACAGAGCGGGCACGGCAGGAAGTACCGGCGCTGATCGCTCCCCAGGAACTCGCGCTCGATGCGCGACAGCCCCTTCACGGTGGGCGTGCTGGTGAGAAACACCTTCCGGCGCGAGAACGTCGCAGTGCGCTTCTCGGCCAGCGCCACCGGGTCTCCCTGCCCGTCGACGTCGCCCGGGTACTCGTCCACCTCGTCCATGAACAGGAACCGGATCGGCATCGAACGCAGCCCGGCGCCGGAGTTGGCGCCGGTGATGATCAGCAGGCCGCCGTCGAACTCCTTCACCTGGACAGTGTTCCCGCTGTCCCGCGAGCGCGACTCGGCCACTCGCTCGCGCAGCACTGGAGTCGCCGCGATCATCGGCGCGATGCGCTGCTTGCTCACGCGCTTCGCCACCTCGACGGTCGGCTGGACCAGGAGCATGGGCCCCGGGCAGCGATGAATCACGTAGCCAACCCAGTTGTTGCCGCACTCGGTTTTGCCGATCTGGGCGCCGGACATGACGACCACGCGCTCGGCCGAGCTCGAGGGCGACAACGCATCCATGATCTCGCGCAGGTAGGGCGTGCGTTCGGTCCGCCAGCGGCCAGGCTCGGCCGAGGCGACCTCGCTTAAGACCCGATGCTCGTCGGCCCAGCCGGAGATTGTGGTGTCGGGGTCCGGCATGAGCCCGGCGGCGAATGCCGCGCGATAGACCTCAGCTGCTGAAGTCACGCGCGAGCTCCTCCAGGACCTGCCGGATCTCGGCGGTCAGGATGCGGTGGATCTCGGCGGGGTCGCTGATCGCCGCGAGGACGGGCGCCTGCCGGTCCGCGATCGCCAGCAGGGCCTCTCGGGCTCGGCGCGCCGCGTTGAACGCCTCGACCTTCACCTCATCCGCCGAGACGAGTGTCCCCGTGAGTCGCTCGTACTCGAGACGGGCGGTCCGGGCCCGGTAGTTCTCGTGCATTGCCCGGGACGCCTGGTATCCCGTCGCGATGACGCTGCCGCTTACCGCGTTCGGGGCGGGGGGTTGCAGAACAGTCGCGAGCTTCGGCGTGCCGGAGACGCTGTTCCGCGGCTTCGACTCGTCGGTGTTGGCAGCCCACGCTCGATCCGCGGACTCGGCATCGACCTTGCCGTCGGCGGTGACTGGGATGCGCCCGGAGGCGATCGCCTTCTGTACGGCCCGATGCGTCACCCCCCGGTGCCGAGAGTACGCGCGTTGGCTCATCGGCTTGCCCATGCGCGCCGCTACCCGCTCTCACCGCGTTGCACAGCCATCTGCTCGAATGCGTCGGCACCCGCCAGCGTCGCGGTGCCGCCCGTGGCGTCTTGCCAACGCCGCACGATCACGTCCACGTAGCGCGGGTCGAGCTCGACCAAGCGCGCCCGGAGGCCGAGGGCGTCGCACGACATGAGCGTTGAGCCCGAACCCCCGAACGGGTCGAGCACCGCCGCACCCTGCGGGGCGCTGTTCCGGAGCATCTGCGCCACCAGCCCCACGGGCTTCATCGTCGGGTGGAGTTCGTTCAAGGTCGGCTTGTCCTCGTCGAACACGGTGGACTTGTCTCGCCCGCCGATCCACGTGTGCCCGGTGCCAGGCTTCCAGCCGTAGAGGATCGGCTCATGCTGCCAGTGATAGTCCGAACGCCCGAGGGAGAACGCATTCTTCCGCCAGATCAGACAAGCCGACAAGTAGAAGCCGGTGGCCTGGAACGCCTCGCGGAAGAACTGCCCGCCGGCGTCCGGGTGGGCGACGTAGACCGCAGCGCCAGCGCGGATCGCGTCGAACATCGCCGTGAACGCGTCGCGGATGATCTGCTCGAATTCATGAGCAGGGAGCGAGTCGTTGAGAAGCACGAGCCCGTCCGTCCTCCGGTGCCGCTTTCGGGCCTCGCTGGCGTCCACGACGCCGACCGAGACGTTGTACGGCGGGTCCGTCCACACACAATCCGCGAGCTGGCCCTCGAGGACTGCCTTGAGGTCACTCGGTGCGGTGGCATCGCCGCAGATCACGCGGTGGTCGCCCAGGTGCCAGAGATCACCGCGACGTGAGGTCGGAACCTCGGGCAGGTCGGCGACCGGGGATTCCTCGACGCCAATGGCATCAAGCTCCAGGTCCCTCAGCTCGGCCGCACTGAACCCCGTGAACTCGAGATCGCCGCCGGCGACCTGGATGCCGGCCATCTCGGCCGCGAGCATCGCCTCGTCCCACTCGCCCTCGAGCGTGAGCCGGTTGTCCGCCAGGCGGTACTCGCGCTTCTTCGCGTCATCGAGGTGCGTGTGCTGAATCACGGGCACCTCCGCGAGCCCGAGAAGCTGCGCCGCCGCAAGCCGTCGGTGGCCGCACAGGATCACGGCAGCCTCGTCCACCTCGATCGGCTTGTTGAATCCGTGGCGGATGACATGAGCGGCGAGCTTCTGCACGTCGGCGTCCGAGTGGAGCCGCGCGTTCTGCTCGTAGGGCTTGAGGCGCGCTATCGGCCTGGACTCGTGCGCGCGCACCACTTGCAGGTTCTCCATGTCGGCTACCCCTCCCCGGCTACCCGTGGCTACCAAGTGGCGACTTGGCACGATTTCCAGTCGCTAGCGGACCTGCGGGGTCGCCGTCACCCGCAGTGCAACCCCAAGGAAGGACCCGCGTTAACCAAGGGTGGTGGGGGCGTGTTTTCATGACGTCGCCTCGGGTGTTCCGCCGGCTGCAGGCATTCGGACGGCCTCTCTGCAGCGGTGTACGAGCAGCCCTCGGGGGTTCTCGATCATCTGGCCGCTGACCATCTCCTCGCGGAGCTGAGCCGCAATGGAGTAGACGTCAACCTTCTGGAAGCGGCGCTGCTCAGTTTCGAGAAACGCGACCGAGAAGTCTCTGTCCTGATGCGCTTGGCTTCGCATCGCCTCAGGGCTGATCGAACGAGTAAGGATTGCTCCGATCAGCTCGAGACCGCGCTGGGCAGTTGGGTGTTGCAGGTTCCTGCGATGCGGGTAGAGCCCGCACGGCGGGGTTGGTTTGGTTCTTCTTCGCAATGGGAGAGGCAGAGGAAGGGGCAGAGGCAGGGGTTCCAGGCCGGTCCTCCGGCCCGGACTCCAACCCGCCGTCCAAGCGTGGCTCAAGGCGTCCTCGTGAATCCCTTGGGCGAGCTGCACTTGCGCGTCCACCCTGCACGGATTGTTCGTAGCGCCGCCGCTGCGCCGCCCGGGCCGCCACGACGCTCTCTCGAATCCACGTCCCATCCCGCTTCAGCGTGAAGAGCCTGGCGAATGCCTCACGGTGCTTCTTCCACTGTGCAGGCGAGTACTCGGCCCACTTGCGTACATCGTCTTCGCAGCAGACTCCCGGATGGTCGGTCAGGTGAGTCCTGGCGAAGACGTCGATGTAGCGCCCCCGCTCATCGGGGCTTAGCGCCCGTATGTCAGGGTCGGTGAGCCAGTCCTTAGAATAGAACTGAAACGATGGTGCTCGATTCACTGCGGACCTCCACAGCTTCCGTATGCGCCGAATGGCGCAACGAGTGTTCACTGTCGCCGGGGGCCGAGACCGCCGTGCCACCACGCGTCAACGCGTCTGGATCGCCCCCTCCCCGCTCAGCGCCCGTGGACGCTGCTGCAGCCGTCTTCGCGGCTCGGTTGGTTTCACCACACGATCTCGCGACAATTCGACAGCCTGCGACAATTCGACAGCCTGATCGATCCTTGGGGGCCGTGCGCGGAGCTCGGGATTGCTCACGCGATTCGGGTGAGAGCTCAGAGCGCGGATAAATTGTGCTCGTTCTGTGCTCGAACCACCGCGCAACGCCTGTTTCTACGGGCCGGAGCGGCAACCATCGCTCTCGCGCAACGTGGCCACGTGTGGTCGGTTGTGCGCAATGGTGGCCATTCTGCTCAGCCTGTCGATGGGGCTCAAAATCCCGTTCGGCTCAAACCGAGTGGGGGTTCGATTCCCCCCTCCGGCACCATCGACCTTGCAGCGCTGGCGGCGACGCGGTTGGCGCGGACATCTTGCCCATTGATTGCGTCCTCCGCCGGGAGTAGCGTTCCCGGCGGCTCGAGGACCGGGCGGAAGTC